TTTTTGAAGTTGTTAATAATGTTAGCACCAACACCTCCAAGGATTATTAGTCCTGCTAAGATTGCTAATTTAACTTTCATCTACTTTCTTAGTAGTTTTTTTCTTTACAGTTTTCTTTTTTGCAGCTTCAGCTTTTTCTTTAGCAAGCCTGTTACTTAATGTACTCATGTTTTATCAGTAGGTTTAGATTTACATTCGTACTCCTGTTCTTTCCAAGGGAGTTTCAACCCTTCTTTTGGAGTACATTTTTGTTTTAAATACTCTTTAACTGCAGCCTTTTTTTCCTTTTCGTATTTAACGATAGGGACTACATCATTACACATGGTATATACACGTGTTCCTTCAGCTAACATGAATCCTTTACGTTGGAGTTCAGCACACTTTAGTATTCTGACTAGCTCGTAATCAAGCCTCATCTTCTCTTCTTGTCTTGCAGCTATTCGTCTGCACTGTGCTAAACCCTTACGGTCCAATGGAAACATGAAATTTATCTGTCCTCCCCAGTTCTCAGCTATTGTATAAGTCCTCTGGTCCATATTCTCATCAAAGGGAACCGTATGATTCCCCATGTAGAAGGGACTGAATGTCATCGTTGCACCATTACAGCTCACTCCAGAACCGTAGTGCTGCCTTGAAGGAGCACCATTATTCTGGAATTGGACTGCTTGATTGGTTACATTTCCCGTCGCAGCAGCAACTGGATTTGAGACGTTCTGAGTCTCTCCTTCAGCTGCCTTAATAGGTGCTACTGAGAGAAGACTGACAAGGAGACAGTAGTAGATGCTGTTTCTATAGTTCTGTCTATCTCTTCCAGTTGTATTATCTGACTTGCTGCTCTTGATACGACCTCTAAGGAGAAGTCGGAACCAGCTGTTGTCATGTTGAAGATTGAATCGGTATCTACTATGCCTCCAGAGCTTGCTGATGAATGGGTAATATTGTCCCCAGACCATTTGTTTAACGCTGCTCCATAGGTGGTTATTTTGATTTCCTCAGTTATATCCTGAGTTGATGTTGTTGTTGAGTTCATCGACCCTTGGGTAAAGTTGGGTTGAACCATTTCAGCTCTTACTACCGTGGGTGATACCAGTAGGAAAAGTAAAAGCCATTTCTTCATTCTTCTTTCTTTTTAACCATAGGACAATTTACGGTTGTTTGTTTGCCGTTACCACCTTTATTTCCAGTGGTCAAGCCGAATGTCGCAAGTGCTCCCGTAAACACACTGGCAACGAACGTGATATCTGAGTTACCTGATTTCTTAACCATAGGTAATTCTACGTAGTTCATCGTAATGATAAATCCACTCCACACCACTACTCCTAATCTGACAAATGTACCAAGTATTTGTATTTGGTGTTCTTGATCCTCAGCCGCATCTTTCAGCTTTCCGAGGAGTCCTTTTTCTTTTTCTTCTGGCGGTTTTCCTTCCATTTGTTAACTTTCTTTTGTAGGAATTTTTGTACTTGTTTTTTGATCTTGTCAAAGAAAGGTGTAGCTAAGGTGGTAGTGGCTACAGCTGCTACAGCTGCATAGGTAGCAGTAGCTACGACTTCTGCTGTTGGTAAGGGTAATTTTATATCTATTACAGGTACTCTGAGGCTAGGTTGTACAGTCTGTGCTTCAGTTTCTTCTTTCTCTGCTTCCTCTAACTCTACTCCAGCTGGGGCTTCCAAATTACTAGGAGGGATGACAATCGGTGGAAAGACTGGCATCTCTGCTGTTGGTTGCTTTAGAGGGATGCTAGGCATGTCTAAAGCGTTAGTCAGTTTTATGGATGGGAGTTTCACTATTTGATTAATAGTTTAGTAGTAGTTAAAGCTACACCAGCTTCTACACTAGGACTATCTGCACTTGTGTTCAAAGTACCATCTGATTGTACATAATATTTTTGACCTGCTGTTAGTGAACTTTGAGTAGAAGTATTACCAACTACTTTAATAGTTGCAGTCTGACCATTTGTATAAGTAGCGTTAGGGAAACCTACAAAGTTTTCACTTGTTAAATTAGAAACAGCAGTAGAACACTGGAGGTTCCAAATTCTGTTATAGTTACCCATCGAACCAATCCAAAGAATTTGTTTTATCTTAGGATTGTATATTGCATTAGCTGTACCCATACTGCTGATTTTTCCTATGTTACAAGATTGAGAAGTTAAATCAGATGAATAAGTTCCACCACTTAAAGAAGTTCCACTAATAGTCAGAACACGTGCTCTAGCTTTACCATCAGAGTATTTTCTATATATGTAGACTAGTTTTTTTAGATTAGCCTCATAAACTATTGAAAACGCCTGATTGCTATGGTTTTTTGTGTCATTCGTATCACCTAATACTACATAAGATCCAATTGAAACACTAGAATCAGTAGGCGTTATAACTCTTGCTTTAATCTCGTGGTCTGAGTTTACACTCCAGATTCCTATAGCTTTTTGATCTTCTGGATTAAAACGCATACCTACTACATGTTCTACTTCATTATTACCACTGTTATCAATTAAACTAACTCCATTATTATTTTTGGTAACAGAATCTCCACTAGTAGGAAGTGTATAATTGAAAATATAAAATTGATCATCACCACCTAGACGTACTCCTATATATAGCCTATGTGTACCTGCGGCTGATCTAACCGTATCTTCAAACATATGTGGAGAGTAACCAGTCCAAGTACCACCAACCGTTGAGCGTGTACCTACTGTTACGCTTGTCGCATCAGAGTTTAGGTGTAGAATTGAGAAATAAGGCTGTCCTCCAGCTGTATAAGCTATTACTGGTTTCTGAATACCAGTATGATACATGATTGTAGGTTGACCAGCACTTGTACCAGATGGTAGTGATCCTGTACATGATTGGCTTACTTGTGTTTTATTGCTGTCTGTATACTTAAAGACTCTTACATTAGTTGTACCACTAGTTGTCTGGATTATACTTACAAAGCATCCTTTTGACGTATCGAAACATATACCACCACCATAACCGCTACCAGCAGCTACTGTAGTACCTATAACCAGCGACGCAGGATCGGTATCATCAGTATATCTTCCTAGCTGCACTACAGTATCGCTACTATACCTATCTTGAATAAGAATACGATTATTAGTTTCGTCATAAGCTATAGAATTGTTTTCTGCAGTATGAGTACCATTTGCAGTCCAAGTATTACCACCCAGAGCCGAACCACCTGAAACATTAATAACGCCAGCAGGTGTTTGTTCAGTAGCTACTGATTCAATTTGATCTATAGTTCCATCAGATTTAATTATACAAGGTTTTTCAGATGTTATAGTTCCACTAGCTGTACCTGTTATTTCTGGAGCCGCTGATATCTCTCGCCAATTTCTATCTCCACATAAGAAAGTAGAACTTGAAGCTGTACCATTACCCAAGTTTGCAGTTCCTACAAGTCCAGTATTGTTTGTTGCTGCGTAATTTAAGTTGTGTAAAGAGGATCCATTACCAACAAAAAGTCCAGCAGTAAGAGCACCAGTACTAGGGTTATAACTTAAACCAGTATCAGTTTCTATTCCTTGTGTTCCTGTTGCACCATCTACAAATGTAGGGTAAACAGTTTCATCTGTTGTATTGTTTGCTGATACATTTACTTCAGTTGGTACTGTTGAAACAGAAGCCCACGTTAAACCACCAGAAGCACCTGATTGTTTCTGTAGGAACTGTCCATTAGTTCCAGCGTTACTTATCTGTATTTTTGCTTCATTTACACATTCGCTGTCTAAATGACCTTGCTGTACATTACCATCAGCAATTTTTGCACTGGTAACGCCATCATCTTTGACACCGCCCGTACTTATTTTTGTTAATGCCATTTATCCTTTAATTAATAGTTTGGTTGATGAAAGAGCTATGCCAGCTTCTACGCTTGGATCTGCTGCGGTAGTAGATAAACCACCGTCTCCTGTTAGATAATGAATTTCACCAGTAGTTAATCCAGACTGATCATCTGTCGTATTGCCTGTTACAGCTAAAGTTGCAGCAGCTCCAGACGAAACAGCTCCTTTTGCAAATCCTGCAAATTTACTAGCATTTGTACTTGATGTACCTGCTTTTATTCCCCATATAGCTGCTTGGCTATAGCCAGCATTAAAAGATGCTACACACATTTTATTCACTGGATCGTAATTCATACCACTTGAATTTATCCATAGAGCATTTCTACTAGTAGTCAGAGAATCGGTAATTGCGCTACTTGCAGTAATGTTACTACCACTAACAGTAAGAATCCTTGCTTGCAGGCTTTCATAGCCAAAGTTGGTTGCGTTGGCGTAATAGATTAGTGTTTTTTTAATTGTTTTATCATAACAAAGCCCTTTTTGCTTTCTTATATAACTAGTCAAGGATGACCCAGTAGCCCATGTAACTGCTGTTTTACCTGAGTTATATGTCCCTACAGCGTAGCCAGTGCTATTGCCGTCTTGCCATAAAAAGAGAACTTTACCTGATGCTTCGTCGTAACATATTGCGTGCCTATCATCTCCAGCGTTATCAGCAGCACTAGTATCGGCAACACATTCTGCACCCACGGAAACACTTGTTCCGCTTATCGTACATACTCTCGCATAAGCACCTGCGGTACTAGAACCGCTTCTTGCATAAGAGACAAGTAATCTATCGTTTACACTGTCATAAGCCGCACTTGGATAAGCGTAATAACCCGCATAACCGCCGATAGTTGTTTGACTACCAGCAGTAATAGTACCTGAACCGTTATGACTTAATACAATACAACCTGCTCGATAATTATTTGTACTATCGCTGAACACACCTACCAAAGCACATTTATTTGTACCACAGGAAACCAGTCGTAATCTCCCTAGATCACCATCAGCATAGGTAGCTAGATTTGTACTTACTGTTGCCCAAGTTATATCATCTCCAGCGGAATTTATCGTACCTACATATAGTTTAACAGCTTGACTCTTTACATAAGCTGCTAAAACTCTACCGCCGCCTCCATCTATAGTACAAACTGCATGACCGTAAGTACTAGAAGTGTCTAAGGAGGTAAGTGCATGAAAATCCCAACCCGATGTGCCTGTACTACCATTCCAACTCGTTATATATGGCTTAGCTTGTGTTCCATTCATTTTCATAAGTAGAACATGCCTGTCTTTCTCGACGTTATAACAGCTATCAGAATAAGAGTTACTACCAGTTCCGTCGTAAGCGTATGAAGACTGGGCTGTTAAACTTTCACTAATTGTTTCTGCAACTTTTATAGCTTGACCACTACTATTAATAAGACAAGCATCACCAGCCGCTAAAGCTTCTCCTGCGGTAGCCGTTATCTCTGGAGCCGCCGATATAGCAGGAGAAAGTTTGGTCGAATCTAGACTGCTATTAGATGTTAAAACTGAGTGGAAAGTCGTTCCATCAACACTAAATTTAAGATCGTCTTGGATTCTTAATTGTGATCCATCTTCAGAGTTATTAAGTTTTAGATAACCATCAGCAGACCAAGCAACTTCAGCCTTATTAGTAGATCCTTCTCTAAGTTGAATGTAAGGATTGTCTGTTCCTTGAAGAGCTATTTTTGCATTATTATTGTTATTAATCTTTAATGGAAAAGCACCAGCCATGGTTAAGTTTAACTCACCAGTAGAAGTACTCGAATTATCAGTTCTTACAAAATTTGCATCTTTCCAAGAGCTAGTTCCATCACCATCTGTTCCAAGATATTTAGTTGCACTACTTTCGCCTGTTGATAAAACAGCAGTACCTTCGCTAGATCCATTTGCAGCTGAAGTAATCCTACCTTGAGCGTCTACTGTAATATTAGCATTTGTATAAGATGCCGCATTTACACCAGTATTATTTAGTTTTGTATTGTCAACAGCATCATTAGCAATCTTTGCAGTAGTAACTGATAAGTTCTGTATCTTAGCTGTGCTTACTGTATTATCACTTGGTGTACCAATACTTACTGACGATCCTTGGGTGACGATAAAGTAATCACTACCAGAAGCAGGGGCGGCAGAAAAAATGATATCGTTGCCAGAAATTGCAAATCCCTCAGATGGTTGTGATGATCCAGCATTAGGCTTTTGAATGACTCCATTGACACTGACTACTAATTGTTGAGCAGAAGTAGGAGCAGAGCTTAAAGTAAATCTGTAAGCACTACCATTGAATGTTGCACTACCTCCACCAGTACCAGAGGAACTAGAAATAGTATTGATAAAGAAATCACCAACAGAAGCTACATCATCCCAAGCACTAGTTGTACCATTGTACACCTTCATCTTGTTAGCTGAAGTGTCAAAGTACATGTCACCAGCATCATTGTTAGATCCTGGTGCTGAACCAGCTACACGGTATCTAGCGTTGAAGTCGTTGATGTCATCACTTAACTGTTTAACATCTGTCTCAGCTGCTAATAGTTTATGATAGTTATATGTATTACTTGTCGATGTAGCTGTGACCATTAAGCCAACACCAGCCGCTAATGTCTCTCCATTTAATGAACTAGGAAAGTTATTAATAGTAACTGTAGCTGGTGTTCCATCAGTTGTACGTCCAGTTGTAGACACACCTGAACCACTAACTACAATTCCAGCTGCATTATTGATACTAACAACAACACCGTTAGCTGGCATACTTGCCGTAGCTGGAAAGCTAACCTCATCAGCAATAGTTACGAAACCACCAATAGCTGTTTGAGAACTAGCAACGTGAGCAGCAATAACTTTTGAAGAAGGTATTTCTGTATCACTTGTTGTGTTTAAAGTTCCAGCACTTGAATCTTTAAATGATTTATTATCAAGAAGGTTTAACTCAGCTGTAGATGCTGTAAGAGCAGTAGTATCTGCTAATACAGAAGCCGTAGCTGTAGGCATACCAGCTAAAGTTTTAAGTTCAGCATCTGCAATCTTAGCAGTTGTAACTGCATCATTATTTATTTTTACAGTTGTAACTGCATTATTAGCTATAGTAACAGCACCTGTATTAGCAATGGTTGTATCACCAGATACACTAACTGCTGTTGGTCGGTTAGAACCATTACCAACTATAATTTTAGTATCTGCTAAATCAGCTGTTTTAGCTAAAGTTACTTGAGCAGCACCTATATGTTCAGTATCAATAGCACCAGCTGCAAGGTGCTCTGAATCAACAGCATCATCGTTTAGTTTATCGCCGTTAATAGCATCATTAGCTATCATTGAACGCTCTACTGCAAGTGCTTGGATAGTAGTAGCACCTGTATTAGAAATAGCTACATCTCCAGACATAGATACTTCTGTGGCTTTATTAGATCCATTACCCACTAGAATCTTAGCACTATCTAAGTTTTCCAGTTTAGTAAATTCTATAGCTGCGTCAGATTTAACTGAAGCATTGATTACTGCATTTGGTCCTAATTCATCAATACCTACTGCGTCATCTGCTAGGTGTTCATTATCAATACTACCAGCTGCATAGTGTTCAGAATCAATTGCATCATTAGCAATTTTATCACCATTTACTGCATCATTTGCTAACTGTGTTGTTCCAATACTTGCATCCGTTACAGCTACTGTAATTTTACCATCACTAGGAGAGTCATCAGTAACAGTTATACTCTGACCACCTTCAACATCACCAGTTAAAGCTGTTTTAATTTTATTAGTAACACGGGTTTCAATAGCTTTGGTAGTAGCTATCTTAGTATCATCACTTGTATGCCAAGTTTCAGTACTATTAATTGTTTCGTCACCATCTTGCCATGCAGCATCTGCATCACGTTTGGCTTCCTGTGTAACGTATAAGTTCTGTAAGAAGTTATCGTTTAAGTCTTCTGACTTGATTGCAGAACCTGCATAGAAGGTGGCAGATAGGTTATCTGTTGCTGTATCACGATAAATCCTGATAGCAGCATTATTGGCAGGTGCGGTATTAAATTGTATTTCTGTAGCAGTTGGTGATCCAGCTGTATAAGTAGATGGGTTTACTACAGTACCATCGACACTAGCTTTAATGTCGGTGGTCTTTAGATATGGGAATGTAAATGAGTAATTGGTTTTAGAACCATTACCTGTATGTAAGTTTTCAGTTACTGCCATTGTATGTTTGTGTTATTTCTTAGGTGGGTTTGCGTACTCTAAGAATTCTGTCCATCTGTTCCACTTAAATTTTTCTTTTTCTGCTTTTACAATTTCGTTATGAAATTCTACATCACCTTTTTCCAAAGCATCTTTAGCTAAAATTCTATATTTAAACATTTCTTTATATAAAGGATGCTCTATTTTAAAAGCTTGTACTGCTTTTTTTTTAGCTGCTGTTAGTTCAGCATTTAAATTTTTAAATATAGGTAGATCTTCTTTTTTAGCTGTTGTACCATGAGTCCTTACTCTTTCATTTCTAAACGCTTGTACTTGTTCTTTCCATGTTTTAGAACTCATTATCATTTTAACATTCTCTGAAAAATTTGTTCTTGTTCTAATGAATTCAGCA